GACCACATCCAGCTAGACCCACGGCTGCTTCAAAAGCCGAAGTTGCTCTTGGAGATCGCCGCGCATGAAGTGGCGCATCTTGTTTTCCCAGAGGCTGAAGAAAAGCAGATCGACATCCTAGGCAAGCAAGTCGCAGATGTGATCTGGCGATTAAATTTCCGCCGCGCGCAGGAGTAGACGATGCCGAAGAAGTATTCTGACGAAGAGTTCATCGGCGCGTGGAAGCGTCTAGGATCGCCGTCTGCTGTTGCCAAGGAATTGAACATTAACATTCGTGGCGTCAATGCAAGGCGGAATAGCATCGAACGCAAGTACGAGATTATTCTAGAGACTGTTTCGCAACCAGCCCAGCGAGTGAAGAGCGAAATCCCCAAGCAAGGCTTTCGTGCCATAAAAGAAAAGGTTATCGGCCCTGTCATAATCGGCAGCGATGGACATTTCTGGCCGGGAGAACGAAGCACGGCATTCGGCGCGATGATCGAGATCATCAAAGACTTGCAGCCATCGATGATAATCATGAACGGAGACAGCTTCGACGGCGCTCGCATCAGCCGTCATGCACCCAGCACTTGGATACAGACGCCTAGCGTAGCCGAGGAATTGGATGCAGTGAAAGAGCGGCACGCCGAGATCGAGGCTCACGCACCGCCTGACTGCAATCTAATATGGACTGACGGCAACCACGACAATCGCTTTATGGCACGCCTGGCACAAGCCGCGCCAGAATACGTGCAAGTTCAAGGATTCAGCATCGCTGACCACTTCCCGGCTTGGCAGTTCTGCACCAGCCTATGGCTCAACGATCACACAGTTGTGAAGCACCGATTTAATCAAGGCGTTCACGGGGCTTACAACAACACGCTGAAGAGCGGCAAATCAACCGTGACGGGCCACACGCACAGGCTCCAGGCGATCATGTTCTCGGATTACAATGGGCTTCGCTGGGGCGTCGAGTGCGGGACTCTTTCTGAATATGGACCTGAGAATGACAAGTTCGCCTATGCGGAGGACAACCCTGTGAACTGGTCACAGGGCTTTGTTGTGTTGCATTTTGCGCCTAGCGGCATCTTGCTAGAGCCAGAGTTCTGCCGCGTCATCAACGGTCAAGCTTGGTTTAGAGGCCAGCCTGTGGCGTGAGCCACCGCTCTACCAACGTGGCATAGCCCGCAATGTCACGCCAGTGATCGATCTCATGCGGGTAGCCTGACAGGATGCGCCCGATCTTTGTGGCGATCATCTCCAGCGCCTCACGTTCAGTATCGTCTATCTCATCCCAGTTCTTGCCCCGGCGCATGACAACCTTTAGTTCCTGGGCAATCATGGCGGTGAGGTCAAAATCACCGTGGGTCTTCTCGCGTTCGTCAAGAATGTCGGTCACTGCTTTTCTCCTTTAACGCGCGGATGGCAGCGGCGATATCGTCAGCCCCGTCACTCATGCCCTCCATGTGACTGTCGCACTTGAAGCGGTTTCGCCATGCTGTCGCCCACTCGTCTGCTTTGGCTTCTGCCAGTTTTGCTGCTTCTTCCAGCACCACGGCAATGGCGGCGTCTGCCAGATAATAGCTGATCGGATTGCCGTCATTTGAAGCGTTGTTCCACGCATCGCGGATTGCAGCCACCACCTTCTCCTTCAGTTCCGCGCGGTCAGTCATTGGTGTTCTCCTTCGGCAGGGGGAGGATAAGGGCGGTGGTTGTGTCATCGTGATATTTATATGTGAACATCCCCGGCCACGCCTTCAGCATGGCGAGGCAAGCGGCGCGGGCCAGTTCCTGTGCTTGCTCCCATTGACGCATCTGGCGTCCGTAATCCTGATTGGCGACCGCCCCCTCCAAGATGTCATAGATCGCCCTCGCAGCCTCCTCCAGCGCCTCTGGCGGTATGGTGATGTCAGTCACTTCCCCTCCAGTACGGTGCGGGCGTTCCAGAACGGACAATCGGCCTCGCTGCGGCTACAGGCTGCACCGTTTGGTCGGTCGCATGTACACGCCAACGGTTCAAGCGCCGCCTCAAGCTGTTCGATGCGGTCGGCGGCTTCAAGCGCGAGGGTGCCTGTTACCTCGTAACGCTTATTCTCTGTTACCTCCGCGCGCAACCGTCTCACAATATCAATCATCTCTCTTCTCCTGTGTGATGGCGATGCGCGCAGGGTTTTGACGCATGGCTTCCGCCAGTCTTTGTTTGAAGTATGGGTGGTTGCCGGGATACTCGGCGCGGTAATACGCATCGAGTTCGGCGGCAGCTTCATGCAACGCCGCCCGCAGCTTCTCGACCTCGGCAGTGAGGCGGGCGATCTGCCGGGACTTCTCAGCAGAAGCGTCCAGCGTTTCACGCATTTCGTCGTCGGTCCATCGGGGGTTGCTCATGGTGCGGGAGCCTTTTGCGCGGGCTGTGATGCGGAGAGGGCGGCGCGGGTGACATCCTGCGCTTGCTTGAATGCGACCTCCCAGAACGATGGGTGTATGCCGTGGATGTCCCCTCCGCTGTGGACACTGATGCTGTCAATCTCTTCCAGCGCCGCCCGCAGCCTCTCGTTCTCGCGCTTCAGAACGACAATCGTATCCTTCGCCTTTTCAGCCCCCATCATGTAGGCCAGTGTCAGATCGCAGTCTTCGCCCAGCGGGCATTTATCAGCCATCTTTCTCCTCCAGTGCGGCGCGGGCTTTGTTTTGCGCGTCAAAAAACAGATACGCGAAATACTTCCTTCCTTCTTCTTCGCTCCATACGCCGGGTTCCCAACCGCGCGTAACCTTGGCAATCTCTTTCAGCGCCGCTCGCAGCTTCTCAACCTCGGCCCGCAACCTCTCAACCTCGGCGCGGAAATGGTTGATGTCACTCATCGCTTCTCCTCCGTTGCGTTCCAGTAGCGGACAGGGAAGTATTTCCCCTCCGTAAGCTTCCGGGGATAGCCCTGCTCAATCATCCACTCCGTGGCTCGGTGCAGATGCTCGCGCGGGATGCGCTTGGGGAATCCGTACTGCCAGCCTGACGGCGGGTCGATCATCAGGTGGTCGGGGTCGGGGCCGCTCATGTCTTCTCCTCCTGTACAACCATTTCACCGTTCTCGTCATAATCCACAGCACCACGGCTTCGATCCGATCCGCCCAGCGCACCATCAATGTATCCTCTCACCATTGGTGAACCCCACCGCCTCACGCGCTGCAAGACGGCGCGGAGCCTCTCGATCTCATTTGCCGCCTCGCGCAGTGTCACCGTGATCGACTGCGGAGCATGCTGATCTTCAAATTGATGAGCGTATAGCCTCAACCGATCAGGCATCATCACCGCCTCCTCTTTTTTTTGCCGTACAAAACACTAATCCCAACCTGATGGCATCGCTTCGCCAATGCCTGATTGCCTCTCGCGCCTCGATAACACATCGCCAGGTGCTTCATTCCGTAATGCGTCTGCGTGGCGCACGATGCACGCCGAATGTCACCTCGATAACCCATTGCTCTTGCCGTGCCCCTCAGCACCTGCAACGGTCCAGATGCGCTACTCCGCTTGTTATGGTTATGGCATCGAACACCGCTCTCGATCTTTGCCATCCTCAAAGCAAAGGCCACCGGAACGCCTTGCTTCCTTGCTTCCGCCGTCACCAAGCCTGTTGCGTCTCCTGCCATCGCGCCAGTTGGCAAGGCCAGAAATACCGCAATGGAAAGCCATTTCTTCATCGTCTTGTGCCTTCTCAATATGTTGGATATCATGCACTGCATTAGACCTAGGGCGATGCTCGCCGCCGCTAGGTCCGGGGCGGTGGATGCCCTCCTTCATCTGCCGCCCCATCCAGTTTCAGCACCCGCAACAGCTTGTCGCTGGCATCCATTGCACCATAGCCAACGATAACCGTGTGTCCAATCTCTTCAAGGTATTGGATCATCGCGTCTTGATCCGGCGATGTGCGCCCACCTTTCTGCCGCTTCATCTCGATCCATATCCCCCACGCCGGAATGTATAGATCGGGAACTCCCGGCGTTACGCCCTCCCGCCTCAGCCGCTTGGCTGTAACGATGCTTCGCTTGCCACCATTCGGTATTGCAAAGATCAATACACGCGGCCACTTGGCACGAAACCATTGGACGAATCCGGCTTGCTCGTCGTGTTCAGAAGGGAGGGAAGGGGTCGCGCGCATCACAACCTTTCTCCAATATGTCACCAGGAACAACATCACGCCAATGAGTGCAATATCGATCATCGTAGAGGCTCATGCAATTAGAACAGCGGCTCCATAAGTTCTGCTCGCTCGGCGTCTGTGAGCCGCTGGGGCTGGCTGTAGTCGAGTTGTACGATGTCGTGGAACTTGTCATTCGGCTTCACCTTGATCCTTCTCGGCCTTGTCCAG